ATACTTCAAAGCTAAGGAAGGCGCTAACCTAAAGCCTCCAGTGTCTTCTAAAGAGGCTAAGAAGTCTCCTAAAGCGGCCGCTAGACGGAAGTCATTCTGCGCTCGTTCTGCTGGTCAAATGAAAATGTTTCCAGAAGCAGCTAAAGATCCAAATAGCAGATTAAGAAAAGCTAGGCGCAAATGGGAGTGTTAGCGTGTACAAAATGTAAAACGGAATATGAAGAAACATTAGAAAATTTTCCACCACATAAAAAAACTAAAAATAAGTTAGATAGTTGGTGTAGATTGTGTCGTAGAGAGTATAGAAATAAATATCGTAAACCTCCAGATGGTATTTCTAAAGAAGACTGGAACAAATTTGATAATTTTAAGCATTGCTTAATTTGTGGGTTAGAAACAAAACTAGTAACAGATCATTGTCATTTGACATTTAAAGTTAGAGGTAAATTGTGCCATAATTGTAACTTAGGATTAGGGCATTTTAAAGATGATCCAATGTTATTAGAGTTTGCAAAAATTTATTTAATGAATTATAGTGAAGAAGATGCTGATAAAACTGAAGTAAAAGATTATTTTGAAAGATATAAATAAATGGCTAACAAAACTTACTTACAACTTGTTAACGATGTCCTTATTCGTCTGCGTGAGAACGAGGTTACATCCGTTACTGATACATCCTACTCAAAGCTAATCGGTAAGTTTGTTAACGATGCTAAGAGGCAGGTAGAGGACGCATACAACTGGAATGCTCTGTCAGAGACATTGACTGTATCTACTACTACAGACCTGTTTAACTATGTTCTGACTGGCGCAGGCATTCGCTTCCGTGTGTTTGATGTGATTAACGACACCAGCAACTGGTTCCTAAACAATGCCTCCACTATGGAGATGGATGAGTGGTTCTTAGTAGATACGCCTGAGAAGTCTGCTCCTCGGTACTACAACTTCAACGGTGTAGATTCTAACGGAGATACGCAGGTAGACCTGTATCCTATTCCTAATGGCGTATACACAATTAACTTTAACTTGATTAAGCCACAGGATGAGTTAAGTGCTAACTCTACACAGCTTAAAGTTCCTGCTGAACCTGTCATCTTCTTAGCATACGCAAAGGCTTTGGCAGAGCGTGGAGAAGATGGTGGCCTAGCTAGTTCAGAGGCTTATGCACTGTATCAGACCTCCTTAGCAGATCACATCGCTATCGAAGGAAATAAATATCCTGATGAGTTTATTTGGGACGCTACTTAATGGCTGCTCAGACGCTAACCGCTAGTATTGCTGCACCAGGATTCTTTGGACTAAACATCCAAGAGTCTGCAGTATCGTTGTCTTCAGGCTTTGCGCTTGAGGCTAACAACTGCGTTATTGATCGGTATGGTCGTATCGGTGCTCGTAGGGGCTGGACACCAGTGAACACGGCTGTCAATACTGACCTTGGTGCTGCTAACCCTGTTCAGTTCATGTTTGAGTTAACTGACAATGGTACAACTCAGTTCATCAGTGCTGGTAACAATAAGTTGTTTACTGGCACTACTACAATGACTACAGCCAATGTCCGTAATCAAGCCAACAGTGCTAACCTAACATACACAATTACTGGTAACAACTGGCAAGCTGCTGCTCTGCCTTACGGTGATGGTACTTCTGCAGAGCCTCATGCCTATGTAGCACAGGCAGCACATCCTATCTTGGTATATCATAAGATGCCTACTCCAGGCACAGGTGCTACCTTCTCAGTAACTACTGTGTCTAGTGGAGCCATCACTGCTATCTCTGTCACAGCGGCTGGTAGTGGATACAATGTAGGAGATATCCTGACTCTGTCTGGTGGTACAACTGCTGCTACTGTAACGGTTGCTACTCTATCTGGTACAGGCGTAGCTACAGTAACGATTACTACTGGTGGTGCAGGCTACAGCAATGGTAACTCACTGACAAGTACAGTAACTACTACTGCTACTCCGCACTCACACACTGGTTCCTATGGCTTCCAAAGACTAGGTGATATTGGTACTATTCCGACTGGCTACTCTACTGCAGACTTCTCACCTAACTGCGCTCTTGCTGCCTATGGTCGTATCTGGGTAGCAGACATTGTAGGAGATCCTCAGACAGTCTACTTCAGCCGCTTGCTGGATGGATCAGACTTCCAAGGTGGTGACTCAGGTTCTTTGTCATTGAATGCAGTCTTTCCTAATACGGACAAGATTGTCGCTATAGCGGCTCATAATGGATTTCTGATTATCTTTGGTCGTAACAACATTGCTATCTACAATAATCCTATTGATGTCACTGTGATGTCACTAGTTGACTACATTCCTAATGTAGGTTGTGTAGCCAGAGACTCTGTACAGAATACTGGTACAGATATTATCTTCTTGTCTGATGCTGGTGTCCGTAGTCTACAACGAGTGATTCAGGAGAAATCTCTACCTATGCGGGATATCTCTAGGAATGTTCGTGATGACCTAATGACTAATGTAGCCTCTGAGACAGTAACCAACATCAAGTCTGTCTACTACGAGCGAGATGCTTTCTATCTGTTGGCCCTACCTACTACTAAGTTTGTCTACTGCTTTGACATGAGAGCACCTCTGCAGGATGGGTCTGCCAGGGTCACTACTTGGACAAATATTGAGCCTAGATCCTTTGTCGTAACCAACACTAAGGACCTCTACATCGGTAAGCCTGGGTATATTGGTAAGTACTTTGGACACACAGACAATACTGCTAACTATCGGTTTAGTTACTATACCAACTACTTTGACTTTGATAAGCCTACGGTTGAGAAGATCCTCAAGCAGGTAGGTTTTGTTGTTATTGGTGGTTCTAACCAGGATGTGGCTGTAAAGTGGGGCTTTGATTATAACGAAAACTTCTTTGCTTTTACGAAAAAACTTGACACAGCGGTAACTTACGAGTATAATATAGGTGAGTACAATATTGCTGAGTTCTCAGACGGTATTGTATTGGACAAGTTTAAGATCCAGGCTGGTGGCACAGGCGCTGTGATGCAAATCGGCTTAGAGGCAGAGATCAACGGTAACCCAATCTCAATCCAGCGTATTGATGTGTATATTAAACAAGGAAAAACAGTATGAGTAATTATACGAAAGCCACCAACTTTGCTGCTAAGGATTCCCTGCCTAGCGGTAACTCAGGTAAGATTATTAAAGGTACAGAGATTGATACCGAATATAACGCTATTGCTTCTGCTATCTCTTCTAAGGCAGACACAGATAGTCCTACCTTTACTGGTACGCCTCTAGCACCTACGCAGGCTACTGCTACAACCAGCAACACTCAGATAGCTACCACAGCATTTGTACAGGCAGCTATTACTGCTGCTAATTCAGTATTGCTTCCGTCTGGTACTATTGTTCTGTGGTCTGGTTCTGTTGCTGCTATCCCAACTGGTTGGGTTTTGTGTAATGGATCTAACAGCACCCCTGACCTTCGTAATCGATTTGTTGTTGGTGCTGGTTCTACCTATGCTGTAGGCGGTACTGGTGGTTCTGCTGATGCAGTTACTGTATCTCACACCCACACTGCAACATCTTCAGTAACTGATCCTGGTCACAACCATGTCTATCGTGGTGGTGAGTTTACACCAAATAAATTTACAAGTGGTCAGAACTCTAACGATGGTCTTAATTCAGGTGGTGGTGATGCTTATGTAAGCACTGCTACAACTGGTATTACAGTATCTACTACTGTTGCTTCTAGCGGTTCATCAGGCACTAACGCTAACCTGCCTCCGTACTATGCGTTGTGCTACATTATGAAGACATGAAGATACCAGTAGTTAACAGAGAAGAGTATATATTGTATTTAGAATTTTTTAGTAACTTGTACTGGCTTCATACAGATGTGTTTAAGTGGTCAGCAGATATAAAAAAGAAATACATTAGAGACTTAGATACACTGCAGTACCTACTAAATGCTCCTTTATATGGTTTAGTAGACAATGAGAAGTTAGGTAAGTTTGGAGAAACATTAGGATTTAAGTTTATTAAACCATTACTAGGTAAAGACGGAAACACTTACAAGATTTATACAAGGAGTTAATGATGGGCAACTTTGTAGGAAGTATTCTTGAACCATTTACTGGAGCAAGAGCAACTAGAGCGGGCGCAGGACAAGCTGCTTCAGAAATGGGAGAAGCGGCTCAACGAGGAGCACAGATATCTTCTTTTCTGCCTGTTGGAATGACATCCAGATTTGGAACATCTAGGTTTACTAGAACAGATGTTGGTGGTGTTCCTCGTGTTACTGGTGCTGAATACACCATATCTCCAGAGCTTGCGGCAATTCAAGATCGATTGTTTGGACTAGCGCCAGGAGCAGTTACTACAGCAGAACAAGCCCAGGCTGCTGCACAACCGTTAGGAGAAGCGGCTCAACGAGCATTTACTCTTGGTGCAGGTTATCTTGCAGAGTCTCCAGAAGCCGCTAGGCAACGTGCGTTTAATATGCTTCAAGATATACGCAGACCTGAACAGATGCGTGAAGAGGCTAGGTTAGCTTCTTCTGTGTTTGGTCGTGGTCGTGCTGGTGTAAACATCGGTGGTATGGGACAGCCTGAACTGTTTGCTCTTACTCGTGCTAGAGAAGAACAACGTGCTGCTGATGTCTTAGCGGCTGAACAAGCTGCACAACAACAGATTAATTTTGGCACAGGGTTGTTTGGTACAGGAACTCAGTTGTATGGGCAGCAGTATGCTCTTCCCACTCAGGCTCTTGGCCCTCTGCAGTCTATTCTTGGTACTATTGGATCTGTTGAAGAGATGGGCCAGCAACCGTTCCAGCTTGGTTTGGCAGTTGGAGGAGCAGCACAACCAGGGGCTACTGCAGGTGCTAATCTTCTTACTACAGGTCTTAGTCAAGCTGCTCAAACACGCTTTGCTGGTCAGCAAGCAGCAGCACAGGCTAATGCTCAGTTCCTGTCTGGTTTAATGCAAGCAGGTACTATGGCTTATGGCGGTTCTCAGGGTTGGTTTAGACGATAGGAGTAATCATGGGTCGGTCAATTAGACAAGCAACAGGCTACGAAACTATTCTTGGTTTTGATCCTGTAGAATATCAGCAACAGCAACAGAAACTTTTACAAGGTCAATTTGCTAGCGCACAGTCTCCTTATGAGCGTATGGGATTAGCTCTTGGAAATGTTTTTGGTCGTGCGATTGGTGGGGAAGATGCTACACTAAAACGTGCTTCTGAAGTTCGCAGCATTTATGATGATGTAATGACTACTTTTGATCCCGAAGCTCCTCAAAAATCTTATGTTCTTTTAGGAGAAGTATTAAGACAAAGAGGTTATGGGCCGGAAGCTACGTTTGCACTCAATGAAGCAGCAAAGTATAACAAAGAAAAGAAATCTCCATTTGCTCTTATTGATCCGGCAAAGTTTACTCCTGAAACTATTGCTAGATTTGAGCAAACCGGTAGGTATTCAGATTTAAGAGAACTTGATAAACCAGAAAAAGGTGTAAAAGTTGGAATAACAGAAAACACAGGAGAAATTATTTATAGCGACGGTAGTCAACAATATATTATTCAAAATAATCAACGAGTTCCTTTTACTGGTAAAGTAGCAGAACAAGGCGGTCAAAAAATTAATCTTGGACTTGGCGACGCATTAAATCAAATGTTTGCTAAAACCGAAGGCCAAGAAAAAGCACAGGCGTGGGCACTAGCTGGAAAAGTTTACAAAGATAACGCTTCAATTTTATCTACTATTAATGAGTTTAAAACAACAGCTCCAAGAGCTTTTCTTGGAACTGGGGCAGGTGCTCAGAAAGAACTATCTAAAGCTTTAGGTGCGCTTGGTGTTCCTATCGGTGAAAAAGCAAGTAATACTGAACTATTGGAAGCTTTTAGTAGTAACTTTGTTCAGAAAATTGCTAAAAACTTTCCTGGTTCTCAGGCAATTAAAGAATTGGAACAGTTAGTTAAAAGTCAGCCTAACTTTAAACAAGAACTTCCTACTGTTCTACGACTACTTGATCGTTTTCGTGACGAGCGTCTTGCAGATCAGCTTACTTATCAACAAATGTCTAAAATGCCTCAAGCACAAAGATATGCGGCTGATTCAAATATTATTAACGTAGACAACTACAACAAGATTTTAAAATATCGTAGATATGAACAAATGTTTAATAATAAAGTACCAATGACTAAAGAACAAGCTGCAGAAGCTAAACAGTTGCAAGTTGAATTAGGATTATAATAATGAGTAAAATTAACTGGGATGAGTATCTTTCTAACTTAGAGAAAGCTGGTGGGCAGCAGATTGGCCCTGGTCCAGGTGCAGAAAAGGCTGCGCAAGAAGCTGAAAGAAGGCAACAACGACTTCAATCTGATATAGGCGCGGCTCTCTCCGTCTTTCCTGATATACGGCCTCAAGGAGACCAAACAGGACTTCCAGCAGCTTTTGGAATTGCGGGAGGTCTCTTACCTTTTGTTGCTCCACAAACTCGTGTAGGCCGTTCTCTTACGGCTCTGGGTGCTGGTACTAGGGCTGCTCCATATCTTCCATCTTTAGCTGGGTCTACAATTGGTACAGTTTTTGGAACAGCGGCAGAAGAGGCTGTGCTGCCTAGGCCTTTTGTAGCATCAAACTTTGCTAAACAGCTAGCAGGAAATGTAGTAGAGAATGCTGCTTGGGATGTTGGAGGAAATTTAGTATTTAATATTGGCGGTAAAGCTTTTAAGGTTGCTAAGAATACTTTTGGTAATGCTGCTGGGCAGGTAGATCCAAGAGTTGCTGTCCAAGAATGGCTTTCTGCTCGTGGCGGTACTTTAACTCGTTCTCAGTTAACTGGCTCTGCTACTACACGAACTTTAGAAGAAGCCGCAAAAGGTGGGTTTGGTGGAGAAGCTTTTAGAACACAGCAAGCTGGTGTTGAAAAAGCAATTACTCAGGGACTACAAGAAGTAAAAGACACATTAAATACTTCTGATGCTTTCAAACTTGCTTTAGCTTCTGACGAACCATTTACTAGGGCTGCAGGTGAAAACTTCAAAGAGCTTATTGCTACTGGTCGAGAAGCATTTAAAGACCGCTATCGTCCTTTCTATCAGAGCCTGACAGAGCAAAATGGTGTCTATGTTGACCTCAGAGGAATTAAAACTCAGGCACAAAAAGAACTAGCTAATCTATCTAAGATTAAAGATCCTAAAGGAGCTACTAAGGATAGAATAGATGTTTTAGATAGCGTTGTAGCTCAAAATGATTTTGTTGATTTTGGTACGGCCCATCAACTCAGAAGTGACTTTTTTGCCTCTGCTGATGACTTAGCCCAACCTGGAAAAGCAACCACATCTAAACAACAGATATATACTAAATATGCCTCTGAGTTTGAAAAGGCTATGGACGATGCTATTCAGTTTGCTGCCTCTACTCCACAGCAGAAAGAAAAATTAATAAAAAGAAACTTTACTTTTGTTCCGTTTGAACAAGGACAAAGATCTACAATTGTTACAGGAGAGCAGTTTAATCCTTTCTTGACTAAAACAACCTTATCAAAAGATATTGTAAATGAATACAATAGAGTAAAAGGACTATATAAAGAAGGTTTTGGTAGTCTTTATAACGAAACAATTACTAGTGCTCTACAGCAGGCTCCTTCTAAGGTAGGCTCCTACCTTGCTGACTTGTCTGAATCTGAAAAATTTACAGATTTATTTAGAGCAGTTGGTGCTATAGATGAGTATGTTAAAAAAGCAGGTGTTGAAGGAGAACAATTAATTAACGATGTAAAATATTCTTTCTTAGAGAAAAACTTAGCTACTCCTGACATGGTAACTAGGTTTTCTACCGCACTAAAGCAAGATAAAGATATGAATAGTGCTTTCTTTAAGATGTTTAGGAATGAAGCGCCTCAGTTAAAACAAATTATAGCTGCGGCAGATACAGGGTTACAAGAAGGCTCTCAAGCATCATATTTACGAAACAGAGCAATTGGAAGTGTTGGAATTACTGGTGCAGGACTTGCTGGTGTTTTTCTGTTACCAGATGAAGTACAAGAAAAACTTTCTAACGCTATTCCTCAGTTAGCAGCAACTGCAGGAGTGTTTATTGTAACTCCAAGATTAATTGCTAGAGCAACAACCAATAAAGATGCTATGGATGCTTTAGCAGGTCTTGCAAAGGCTTCTAACCAACCTAGATATGGTGGAGCAGCAACAGCTAAAATTATTGATAGTTTAAACA